AGTTCAAATGGTTTTTCAAAGCTACGTACTTGTGCCATGTTATATATTCCTTATAAGTTATTAGATAAACGCAGATTAGACTGCATCGTTAACTGCGATACCCTTGGCTTCTAGAGCAGCGTAAACAGCAGCTAGTTTAGTAGCATCGTTGTAGGTTGAGTCGATTACTAGACCGCCTTTAGATACGATAGCTGGGCCTTTGATAAGGACTAGAACAGCAGTATCAGTAGAAGCAGCGATAGCTTGTTCACCGATCACAATAGCGTCAGCTACTTTAGAACCGTCAACAGCAGTTTCAACTGCAATTTTGTACTTGCCGCCTGAGGTAACTTTACCTAGTACAGTACCGGGAACGTAAGACTTAGCAGCAGCTTCGTTAACAGTTACAACTGCACGAGTGTAGCCAGTTTCGGCCCATAGTTCTTGTTTAACAACGTTAGAAAGACGTTTTGCTTCTGTTGCAAATGGATTTGCCATAATTATTTCTCCAATTAATTAAATTATTTAGTGAGCTTGGCTTTTAATACTTTTGCCACAGCGGATTCTTGAATAACAGGTTCTTCTTGAGTAGAAGCACCTTGCTCGTTAAATAGAGCAGATTCCTCAACTGATTTTTGAATATCAGCTAGAGTCTTTACAACTGCTTGGAAGTCTTCATCAGAAGCATCCTTTACAGCTTTAAATAGGGTTTCAGCTTTAGCTTCGTCTTTGATTGCTTCTACTAGTTCGCTCTTACGGGCTTTTTCTACAGCAGCTTTCTTCTCGGCTTCAAACTGAGCAATTGTTTCCATAGCTTTTTCGAGTTGTACCTTTTGCTCTTCAAGAGCTTTTTGTACGAGTTCGAATTGAGCTTTTTCAACGGTTTCGACTTTTAGGTCTTCATCCATGTTAGATTTCTCCAATTCTACGTTTACAACAGAGGTGGATACCTCTTCTTTAATAACCTCGCATGCGGGTGAGGTATCGCCAACCTGTGCAGCAGCATCGGTTGTAGATTCGTTAGCTTTATTAAATGCCTTCTCAATAAGAGCTTGGTCATTTAGCATTGCTAGGTATTCGGTTTCATCTAATTCAGCAAGAACTTCTGCTAGACTATCAGCTTCATGAGCAGACTTTAGGATTTCAAAAGCTTCCATACGGGCTTTAATCCAGTCTTGAACTTCGGCTTGAGCTTCTTCAGATTCCATTGCTTGTGTCTCTGCAGGTTCAACATAACCCATCATAGTTGCTAATACTTTAGCATCTTCAGACCACATACCAAAGAACTTAGATAGAAAATCTGGTAGTTCCATAGTTACACGAACTTGTTGCATTTTCTGTACAAATTCTTCACTAAACTTATTTGCTTTTAGAACTAGGGCATAATCGTGACCATTAGCTGGACCGCCTTGTTCTTTAGATGTTAACGCTACGTGAGCGCCTTCTTTCTCAAATGAAATATCTGAGAGTTTTCTTTTTGCTTTACGTGTAGCCATTAATCTTCCTCTTCAATTGTTTCTACTGCAGCTAATGCTCCAATACTAAGACCGTTAATTTCTCCTGATTTAATCAGTTCCCATAAACTATCATCTAAGCATTGCACGGTAGCTACCCAAGTACCTTTCTTGACGAATTTATCACCAAGGACAAAATCGGAAGGGCACACATAACTTTCACAAAATTCAAAAGTATTTGTCTCAACTAAATGAAACAGATTAGCTTTCATGCTATACTTATTAAAGTTGTGACAAGCTTTACGAACTTCTTGTTCTGTTGTAATATCACCGTGAAGGTCAACTTCATCTGGAGCCATTACGATAAAAGTAGCTTGTTTTAATTCTTCGTTAGTTGCTTTTGTAATAGGAGTATTTGAACTCTCGTTTTCAAAATCAACTTTATTTTCGATATCACAAGCTTTTAAAATCTTTTGTTCACGTAAAATACTACGTGCCCATGATAAACCAGAAGAACCTCCCCAAAGTAACCATGCGATAGTTCCAGCTGTCGGACCACCATCAGGCATTTTCTTTTCAGGTGCATAATTCTTTTCGTGTCTACTAAAGAAAGCATGCATGCGTTTTACTGTATCAAGTGAAAGACTTCCATTGATGATGTCTCTAGCTCTGGCAACACCAGAACCGACACCTTCAGATTTAGCTTGAGAGGCATCTAGGCCACCTCTGTTCCACTTCTCTCTTAAGGCTAGACCTCTACGAGCGTTGTTACGCATAGCTTCTGTAGGAGCGTAGCTATTAGCTTTATTCAATTGTACCATTAGCTCTCCATTTAAATGCATATTTAAACATAATTATACCATATTTCTATAGGAAAATCAAGTGAAATTATTAGTTTCACTCGATTTGTGTTAAAAGAACGCAAAAAAGTTCCCATTATAAGTACCAACAGGTATTACAGAAGAAATACCATTAATATCCCTGATGTTCAAGAAGTCGATTCCGCCACCGCTGGTAAATACAAGTCCAGTATTATTAGAGGTATTTGTAGAGTTAGCCCCCATGTACCAAGTACCTGCTCTTTTAATATTGGCTTGCACACTAGAGGTCGCAGAAATAAACAACTGAAAGCCTGAAGATTGTCCGTTAAGATTAAAATTATTGAACTCGGTTGTAGTACCAGACGTAAATCTAATAGACCCCATAGCAGTGTTCGTGATATTGTTAAATTTATTAGAACCGCTAATTGTTAATTGTCCGCCTCCGCCTTGGTTTAGTGTAGGGTAAGTTTGAATATCACCGCCGGCAAAAATTCTGCCAAGGCTGCTAGTTAAACTGATAGTACCTGTACCTGTTACAGTTAGATTAGTAGCTGTAGCACAGTTCCAAGGTGTACCACTGCCCGGAATAATCCATGTTCCTGAACCAATAGCGATTGTTCTTACGCCTGTGCCGCTGCTATTTACTGCTCCAAGAGAGCCACCAAGAGTTAAATTATAATTATTAGCATCAAAAGTACCTTGTGTTATTACTAACGCTGAAGAACTACTGGCACTAGATGTAAACGCATCCTGTAAAACTACAGAACCTCCGGGAGAATTAATAGTTAAAGGTCTAGGCCATGCCTTACCAGAACTGGTTAAAGTTTGTAAACCTCTACCTGAAAAAGTGACTGCACCTGTTCCACTTTGCGTTACGCCTGATCCATTTGTCCAGTTCCCTATTACTACAGGAGTATTAGCAGCTGTAGCTAAGGTCCAACTATTCGTTCTTGCACTTAGATTAATAGTCCCTAGAAAATAGGACGAATCAATTGTAACTGTTACGCCAGTATTTAACCCCGTATTTAAAAACACTACGGTGTCTTGAGCAAGAGGAAAATTATCTGTACTGACTGCACCACCAGCTGTAAGTGCAAAACGAGCGCCTGACCAAGAACCTCCAGTAGCAAAGTTCCAATATACTGTTTTAGGTGTATCAAATATAATACCGCTATTACCTTTTGCATCACCAAAACGTGTCCCACTTATAGGTGCAGCATTACCTATAACATCAATATCTCTAAAATCAATATTAGTAGAACCAGCTGCAAAATTAGTTACGTCTAATGTAATTGGGGTTCCCAATGCAGTTGATCTAATAACAGTTCGATAAGAACTATCAGTACTTGCTGAAAGTGTTAAAGTTCCACTAATAATTTGATTATCTGAAAAAGTTATATTATTAATACCGATAGATGTTCGTGCAGCAATAGTCAAATTATTGAATGAGTTAGCCCCCGATATGCCCCAACTATTTGTAGAAGTTAAATTGAGATTATAAAAAGCTAGTCCTGGACTTACGATAGCGGCATTATTAGCACCACTTACATTTATCGTAGATGTTCCTAAGTTAAATGTAAGATTCGTTCCAGATGAAATATTAAAAGGAGTTGAGACACCTGTAATAGTAATAGTTGACGAACCTAGACTAATATTTCTAGTTAAGGTAGTTGTAGAGGAAAACTGAGTACAAGTTAAGTTATAATTATTAGTATTAAATGTTCCAGCGTCTACTCTAAATGTTCCAGATGAATTTAATGCAGAACCTAATTCAAATACAATATTTGCAGCTGAATGCGTAACACCTCCAACCGAAACACCACCATTAGTGAATGTAACTGTACCTGTACCAGAGTTAGTGTCAAACAATGCAATATCTGCAGCTGTTGGCACTGTAGCACCTCCAGCACCACCAGAGGTTGCAGACCAATTGGTAGTATTTGTGCTGTCCCACGTTCCAGCCCCACCTACCCAATATCTATTAGCCATAATTAGACTCCTTCGGCTATAGTTTGTTCGTCAATGCTAGAAGATACAATAGATAACCAATTATTTAATCGTTCTGTTTTAAGAGCTTCAATATCACTGTCAGATAGCCCACTATCTTCTGGAATATAAAGAGCATCTTTAAATACTCCAAAACGTGTTGTGAATTCAAAATCTATTTTTATCATATTAATACCCAAAAGATTTAGCAATCAGATGCCATTTAGAACTAGATGAATCGTAAATAAAACCAAAATAGTCTTCTTTGCCACTTCCGCTGGATGTTGTAGGTAATGCCAAGTCAGTTGATCCAGCAAAAATTGCATTCCAGCTAAAAGTTTGAGGATTAGTTGACGTTAAACGAAGCATTAATTTTTGACCGTTATATGGAGTTCCAGTTGGGGCGTTCAATGTAAACGTCCCTGTTGCCTGAGTATTAGCCATTGTAGCAACATCAGTAGTTGCACAATTTAATGTAATACTTGTAGAATCTGCATATGACACTGTACGTGGTATATATGTTCCGTTACTATCGAGTACGTCAGTAGGGACTGAGCCAGCCCCCACCGAAAGCCCATTACGAGCGTTAAATTTTGTTGTAGCCATAGGTTCCCTTTCCCCTTGTAAGCTGTTTATTATGCGTCTTCAGCACCTTCAAATTCAGGCTTCTGCTTGATAATGACATAGAGAGCTTGACGATCTGCTCCAGCTACGTATTCATCACCTGTAATCTGAAACTTACCTGCACTTAGAGGTTGCTTTCCGTCTTGACGGGCTTGCTTATTAGCATAACCGTAGAAAGTAACCTCTGTTCCCTGACCTTTAAAGTCTTCTTGAACAGCACCGATATTCCAATATGTTGCATCAATACCAAAGTCTGTTGCGATTGATTTAATTAAAGCCATTATTGTCCTTATTTAAGTAATTGTACAGCTACTGTGAATACAGTTGAATTAGCTGAAGCTGGAGTTGTTAATAAACGAATTGTACTAGCAGAATAATCTACATCAAATGTATCACACACTCCACCAATATTGACACTTGCATATTCAGTTGAATTTGCTGTAGTACCATCGTGTAACGCTAAAATCTCAGTTGTATGATATTTAGCGCCTGTAATATCCACTGCACGTATTAAGAATTTTACTGCACGATACACTGTAGCATCTAGTGCTGCAAGAACTTGGTTTGGAGTTGTTGCTGTTGTGGTTGCTGAAATGGTGTCTAATACTTGATTAGCATCAATCTCAACTGCACAGTTGGTGACAATCTTACCAGTGCCATTTTTTGTGCCTAAATTAAGGTTAACAATAGTGTCATTACCAGCTGTTGTAAAACCGGGAGCAAAACCTGCACTTTGTCCATAAGCTCTGATGTAGTTCACGGAACTAGAATTACCGTCAACCAAGAATTGCAAATAAGAACCAGAACCGCTATAAAAACTAACTGGTCCAGTCCCTTTACTAGCAATTGATAATCCCCTGTTTATATCACTTCCAGCAGTTTGAATAATAGGTTGAGTACCAGTAGTACCACCAGTT